GCCAAGCATCAGTTTGATCAACTGCCCTTTGAGCACCAGAAGAAAATGCAGGTCGAATTGGAAACTGCGATCTGTCAAGTGTTATTAAGATACTTTGATAAGGACGCAGCTGGCCGGGACACATACCCTGAAATTTACCATCTGCAGAGTGATATAGAAAATTATGATCCTGATTTCATCGAACCGCCAGATGAGTTCTTCGAGGAAATGAGTGACATGGACGACCCATTTACAGAGAAATACAATACACGGAAGAATTAAAGCGAGGACTCAAGCCTCGCTTTTTTAATGGAATCAGTTATCGGCAGAGACAAGTCAGTCTATGCTTTCTTCTGACTTACCAAAGTTCATCAGGTGCAGGACTACGGGGCCGGTTGGCGTCCGAATCAGCATCTCCGGGTCACCGAGCACCTGCTCGTACTTTTCAATCATGGCCTCTGGCAGATCGACAAAATTGTCCTCGCACAGACCGCAGACGAAGAAGGTACCGAACACAGCGGTGCTTGGAGTAACCAAGCGGTTGAAGGGCGCATCCTTCAGAAGTCCCTCATCATCGCAGACGAGTGCCACAGGATCATCCCAGGGATAGATGGCTTGAATGTAGCCACCAACCACGTCCTGCATTGCCTCCAAAGTGTGCTCGATTTCTGCTACCCGAGGGCGCTTGTCCGGTTCGACAATTAGGATTTTCATTGATTTGCCTCCTTGTTGTTCCTTTGCAGTGCAGCTAATAATGCTCGCTGAATGGCTAGATTAATATCGTCCTGATTATACGTTCTCAAATCTTGCCAGGCAGATGCCTCAAAAACATCCCGTACTACCGCATTGCGGAAACTATCTGGGATATCCTCGTAGTATGTGGGAAATTTACACCGCAACTCTCTCTGCAGATCGTTCCGGATGACCGCACACAATTCATTGAAAGTGTTCTTTTCCATCATGGTTTTGTTTTGCACCTCCTTGTCGTTCGTTCACAAGAATACATTTTCAACCCTGTCCTCCCACAGCAAATGTCCACGCTCACTGAAATGCTGGATGAGTATCATCTTGCTGGGAAGAACAGTGGTAAGAGTGAAACCCTCGCGCAGACGCACCACCATGCAGCGTTCCGTGTTGACCGTCACAACATGTGCGCCCTCGTCGAGCTTCAGAATATCCTTGAAAGTCATGTTGCCAGCTCCTTTCTCTTGGGGTAGTGACATTTACGCTCTATTCTCGATAAATAGCAAGTTTTTATTTCGGAATCTCGGAATTTATCAGTCCTTCTTGTAGAACGGTGTTTCGTACCCATCGGCGCGGAGGAGAAGCCCTTTTGCCCAGGGAGGCGTTCTGCCCATCTGTTCACAGATCGCTTCAAGGGAAACGTAGGAATCAGCTTCGATGATCAGCTCGTCGTGGACATGAGCGACGATGTTGCAACAGCGCAGGGTTTTCATGGCATAGCACAGGATGTCCCGGCTCATCGCCTGCACGATGTTCTCAACAAACTTGGGGCCGTAGCTTTCCAGTCGCTCCCACTTCTTCGTGGAGCCAATGCCCTCATAGGTTACGGATTCGCCGCCGAACCTGTTCTCACCGATCCTGGGTTTGACGTAAGCCAAGCGCCTGCCGGATGGGAGGCAGATGAATAGGAAACCGCTCTCGTACACGAACCGAATGCCATGTGTTTCTGTGGGGACTCTCAGGGATACTGTCTCTTTGACTGCCTCGTCGACGTCCCACCAGAGCTGGGTGATGTTCGGATTGGAATCGCGCCAGGCATCCACCAGCGGTTTGAGCTCTTCCTCGGGGATGCCCATGTCCAGAGCGCCCATTGCTTTCAGTGCGCCCACAGAGCCACCATAACCAAGCGCCAGCTCGGCGATCTTGCCCTTTTGACGAAGGTGGCCGTTGATGCCGTGCTTCTCGACAGGAACGTGGAACATCTGCGATGCCGAGGCGCAATAGATGTCGCCACCGTTCTTGAACACTTCGAGTCGCCACTTTTCATCAGCCAGCCAGGCGATCACTCGGGCCTCGATAGCGCTGAAGTCGGAAACGATAAACTTGCCGCCCTCATAGGGAATGAAGGACGTGCGGATCAGCTCGGAAAGCACGTCGGGCACAGAGTCGTACAGTGTGTGCAGCGCATCATAGTTGCCTGTGCGAACCAGAGATCGCGCTTGCTCCAGGTCGCTCATGTGGTTCTGGGGAAGATTCTGCAGCTGAATCAGGCGACCACTGAATCTGCCTGTGCGATTGGCTCCATAGAACATGAACATACCGTGGGCACGGCCATCCTCGCAGACACAGTTCTGCATGGCCTGGTATTTCTTGACGGAGCTCTTTGCCAGTTGCTGTCGTAGCAGCAGCACCTCGGCCAGATCAGGCGGCACACTTTTGAGCATTGCCGCGACCTCCTTTTTGCCGAGAGACTCGACCTCGACGCCATGCTCGGCTAGCCATGCTTTCATCTGAGCGACAGAGTTGGGGTTCTCCAGAGCCGTCACGGACTGCATCTTCTCGGAAAGCTCAGCCTTTGACAGCGCGTCAAAGCGAATCGCGTTGTCAACGACCTGCATATCGAGCCGGATGCCCCGGTCATTGATTTCTTGGTCGAGATGATACTCGTCCCACACGAAGTCGGGCACCGGGAATCGAGACAGTTTCTGCTGGATCGCCATCTCCGTTTCCACATCACGCAGGTTGTAGGCCTTGAAAAGCTCCCACTTATCCGGCGCGTCCGAGGGACGGTTTCGCGTCCGGCCACCATTGGCTTTGGTAGGATTGCAAGGTTGGCAAAAATACTTGATCAGGTCTTTGCCGATTTCCAGCTTCTGTTTTTCCAGCTTCAGCACAGCGCCGATCCCAGCCAGCGAGAGTGGAAGGCCCAGATAAGCAGACCAGATCATGGAGCAGCGCCACTGCTGCGGTTCGAGATAGTTGCCCGAGGGTAGGCCAAGGTAACGCGAAAGACAGATGCGTTCGAAGTTGGCGTTGAAGGCCCATTTGGTGACAGATGGGTCATCCAGGGCAGCGAGAATGTCCTCCGGAATCCTTTCTCCGCAGGCCAGATCGACAACCTGGGGCGGTGTGCCGTCAACACTGTATCCGAACAGCAGAATTTCAAAATCGGGTGATTCGACATAGCGGTACACACCCGTCTTTCCGATGTCTGCGCTGCTGTAGGTTTCGAGGTCTATGGACAGGTTTTTCATGCAATCACCTCTATAGGAATCAGGCGACGGATTGCTCCGCCGCCTGTTGTCATGGGTTTGTCAGGAGAGGAAGTCCTCATCCTCAAGCGTCTCGAACTCGGACGAGGCGTTGGTGCGGCCACCCAGCGGTTCTCCGTCGCGTACCTTCTGAATGTTGCCAAGGCCGCAGGCGATGCCCTTGTTGCCGTTGGTGTTGAAGGCGTAGAAGCTCAGAGAGACGTGTGCGTACACACCACTGTACACCTCGCTGCGGTCGAGGATCGGACGGACGTGCTTGTCCACGATCTGCGGCGCGGTCTTGCTGTTGGCGTTGACGAAGAAGCAACCCGCGTAGGCTTCGTCGTCGCGCTCAGTGTCGCCGTCGCGCAGGGGCATCTTCAGAGCACCCTTCGGGGGAATCTTCCCGCCGAACTTGCCGATGCCTTCCTTCATGGCGCAGTCGATGGCGGCCTGGATCGCGTTGATCGTATCCGTGTCGGACTTCGGAATGATGATCGAGCAGCTGTACTTGGGATCGCCGCCGTTGATGGACTTGGGTTCCCAGACGTTGGCGTAGGAAAGGCGAACGATGCCGGTGATAACCTTGGTGTTATTCTGCTTAGCCATATTACTTATTCCTCCTGAATTTCATTGAAGTCGTTTTTGACGTTGGTGATCGCAGGCCGCTTGTCCGATGCGGGCACCAGTGTGGGTTTGCCAGCGGGCTTGATGATTAGCCCGCCGAGAATGGTTTGGAATTCCTGCTTGCCCATGAGCCGCTCCATTTCCGTGAGCGGGATCAGGGATTTCCTGAAGATGTCATGGTAACCCGCTGCATTGGCAGCTTCGATCACGGCCTGTTCGTCGGAATACTTGCGGTTGGAGCGACCCTCGACCACCTTCCATCCGCGCCAGAGCTTGCCGTGATTGAGCGCTGCATCTTGTGCGTAGGCCATGATTTCATTGGCCCAGCTGGTCAGATCGGAGAGCTTGTCAAGAATGTCCTCGATCTCGGCGTCCGTGAGCAGCGGAGGCTTAGCGAATTCGTACTGCGCCAGCCGGAGCTTCTCTTCCGCTCGGGCGCGGCACTTGACTGCTGCCTTACAGAAGGTACACCACGGGCCAGGCAGGAAGTCACCTTTACCCTCATAGGCCAGCTTAGCCTTGGGAATGAGTTCATCTTCGGCCCAGGCTTTCAGATCGGCAACGGAGATCGTCCAGGTGCTGACGTTCTCACGTCTCGGCTGGTAGATGGTCATGGCCACCTCGTCAATGTCGTAGAGGCTATCGAAGAGCCGCAAGGCTCCGAGCGCGTAGAGCATCATCTGAGGATTGTGCTCCGCTTCGACGAGCACACCCTGTCCGTACTTGAAGTCGATCACATGCAGTCGCTTATCGCCAATGATGACACAATCTCCGGTACCGAAGCCGTCCGGGACGTAGCAGCTGAAGTCGAGGCGTTGCTCGATATTGATGATCGGATCAGCACAGGTCTGCTTCGCTTCAGCGAGGGCTTCCAGGACAAACTCCACATAGCCATCGGTGTAGGTGTCCATCTCGTCGCTGTCGTACTTGGAGATGGGTTTGCGCGGCGACCGCAGTTTCAGTGCTCGGCGCAGCTTGTGCTCACACAGCGCGTGGGCGGCAGTGCCCTCGGCTGCCGCGTCCGTTTCCCGATCCTCGAACTCCAGCTCAAGCCGGGCCGAAGGGCTGCAGTTGAGCCAGCGGTGCGACGAGGACGCAGAGAGGATTGCGTGCTTGTTCGGAGGCATCAGAGCACCTCCGCTTCACGCAGTAGATCTGCGTAGCGTGCCGGATCGACCTCGCTGAGCCTCTTTGCGCCGTACTTGTGGATCAGCGCCTGAATGTCGTGTCCCTCAAGGCTCTTCTTGGCCAGGATCGGACGGACGTTCTCAATCGTCAGCACCTTCTCGACAGGCTTGGGAGCCTCGGTTTTCGGCTGCTCGTTGTCTGAGCTGAAGAGCTCCCGCAGGGTGTCAGAAACACCGATAAGGGCTTCGCCGCATTTGCGCAGCTCGGCAACAGCAGCATCCAATTCGGCCATCTTGCTCATTTTCGGTACCTCCTTCATCCTTGTCGTGTTCAGCCAGTTTTGCCAGGTTACATGCCAGCCGCTTGGCTACGCTGGAGATTTCCATCAGGACGCTGATGGTCTCCGCAGGGTAAGCCGCCTGCTGGCAGCAGGTGTGAGTGCGTTCCATGTCTTTGCCTCCATTCCGAGGATGATTGCTTGCGCCCCTCACCACCTTTGGAAAGAGAGCTGGACGATTGAACGAAGGTAGAAGGGAAATTGCAAAAAAAGAAACCTGCCCTGAAGGACAGGTCTAACTATGATTTACACCTATTAAACAGCCGCAGGAAACGCAGTGACGTTAGAATACAGCTCCATATGTTCAACCAAATTACCGTTACGATCAGGTCGGTGAATTTCAATTTTGCTTAATATGCCCGTCTTGCTCACAGTAAACACGATGATCAAGAATTGTGGTCTGTTGTCTTCTGATACATTATACCGTTCGCAGCAATTCGCAATTTGGGAACCTTTTAAATCTGAACCGTCGCTGTATAGTTGAATGATTGCATTTTCAGTATGAAGCTCAGGCTGGCCGAGGCCACGACCGTATGATAAATCAACGACTTCTATACCTGGAACGTTAAACCTATCTGGTGCAAATCCTGCAAGTATTTCGCCTGTAACACCGTGCTTTTTACGTCCCTTGGCGTAAGGCTCATAATACAACCTCTCTTCAATTCTGTTTTCTACCTGGATAAGGAGGCACCACTCACGAATTCTGTTGACAATTGCTTGTCTATGCTTTTCTGAAATTAATTCACTAATCATTATGAAGCCCTCCATTCCATCGTTTCTCTGATATATTAATGGTAGCACACTGCCCACAAAATGTCTAGCACGCAATGGTGCCAAGGGCAATCAGCGCAACAGATATTCCAGCTCGTCACGATGTGCGCGGATAAAGGCATCCATTTTCCGGATTCGGTAATTCAGCATAGACTGAGACTTGATGCCCATTGCCTTGGCGATCTCGCGCTCGGAATAGTTGTGGGCACGCATCTGAAACACCTGCGCTCCACCAGGGATCAGCTCGTCCAGTTTGCAATATAGCTCTTCAAGGAGCAGCTTGTCGGTGACGACATCATCGAACGGCTGATGCGTTTGCGTTAGCTCCTGCGGCTCGATGGCGTATTCGTCTCCGAGCACCTTGGTCAGCGAAAGCATCCGGTATCCCTCCTGTTGCCACTGGCATGTGCCACAATCGCCAGAGCAACGCCTGAAATCGGACTGGCCACATTAGGGCAGGCAGAAAAGTGGCCCGAGGAATATCAAGCTCGGTGGCAGAGGTGTGTGGACGAAGCAGACATGGTCACAGTGCTGTCGCCTCAGTACACGAAGTCGTGCCTATATGCCCGCAATCGGTATCTGATTCAACAGGCGGATCTGCTGCTGGCCTGTTACGACGGCCAGGAGGGCGGCACAAAGAATACGCTCGACTACGCTCGGAGCTTTGGATGCCAGGTTTGTCTGATCCCTCCGATCAAGAAAAACGGAGCTGCTTGAGGGAGGTAATCCCATGTGTGGACGATTCTACATTGCCGAGGATGATATGACCGAGGAGCTGTCTCGGATCATTGATGCGATCAACCGCAAGAATACGCCCGAGGGCTTGAAGACTTCCGGTGAAATATTCCCGTCCGACATTGTGCCAGTGCTGGCCAACAGCCGGAGACAGGACGTGCAGCCGTTTGCCATGCGCTGGGGGTATTCCTACCCGGGCAACCGTCCGATCATCAACGCTCGATCCGAGACGGCCTCCACCAAGCCGATGTTCAAGGATGGTATGCTGCAACGGCGCTGCCTCATCCCGGCCAGCAATTACTTCGAGTGGGAGAAGCGCGACGGCAGGAAGATCAAGCACGCGATCCGACCTGTGAATTCTCGCATGCTCTACCTGGCAGGGATTTACCATCTCGAAAACCACGATGGCGTGATGGTTCCGACTTTTACCGTTCTAACCCGTGAGGCGGCTCCCGGGATCGCGTTTATCCATCATCGGATGCCGGTGATCCTGCCGAGCGAGTATGTGTTCGACTGGCTGAACACGAATTACAAAGCCGATGAAGTTATCCAGTCAGTGCTGCTGGATATGGAGTATCGGGCGATTTGAGAAACCCCGCATCAAAACTGACTGCACGTCACTCTCTAAATACAAGGAACGCCTACCTCGCGGCAGGCGTTTTCATTTTAGTCGAAGAAGTCGTTCCAGTGTTCCCGCAGGTACTGTTGTACCTTGCGTTTCCGGTAGTTCAGCGTTGACTGCCTGGGCAGTTTCAGCGCTTTGGTCATTTGCCGATCACTGTATTCGTCCATGAGCATTTGGACGATCTTGCCGCCGTCTGGTACGATGGTGTCCAACCTCCGCATCAGCCTGTCCAGCAGGTCACGATCAGCGACGATGTCCTCAACGAGCGATGCATTGGTGTCAGGGATATTGTCAATGGAGGTCAGTTCGTCCTGTTGATCGTCACCGGATGAAGGGCCGAACGCCTTCTCATAGGAAAGCATATTGTACCCTTCGCGCACCCAAGGGCAGTGCCCGCAATCTCCGTGGCAGAGGTGATAGTTCGATGTGCCGCACTTCCCATCACGACGAGCACGGTAGCGCTGATTTTCTTTGTCTCTCCGAATCAGGTCGAATACATCTTTGTTAACCGGTACTGCTGTGTTGCCGACGTAGACGATGTACTTGTCTGTGCCATGATTTGCCTTAGTTTGCCTGTTCACTGTTTTTCCTCCATTCTCGTCGAAACGGAGGTATCCAGTGACAGCTGCAAGGCATGAGAATCAGACCACAGACCGGACGGAACCCCGTTTCGGTTTGCAGCGAACCCGCTCAATAGGCAGCTGTAGTTTTCAATTATCCATCCGGAGGTGTTGAGCCATCTGTGATCGGTAGATGCACCAACCGTTGGTATGAGCATCGCTCACGCCATTCATTTTAGGGCAATCTAGTCCGGGAGTACATGTGGAGTGACTTGGAAGAAACTTGGAAAAAAGTTGGAACGAAAAAACAGCCAGTGGCACCTTTAGGTTTTTAAAGGCCAAGGGTGCCATTGACTGAGTTTGTCTTGTGGTTTATGGATTTTTCTGATATAATGAATTGAAGCGGTATTGAATAACCACATAACTGCTACAACTAGGGGGTTCCAGAAATGCCGTACAGTTATAACAAACTGTGGAAATTGCTTATCGATAAAGGTATGCTAAAAAAAGATCTTATGGCTAAAGTGAAAACTACTTCGACAACGATTGCAAAAATGGGCAAGGGTGAGCCTGTCAGTATGGAGCTGCTAGGTAGGATATGCGAAGCGTTGGATTGTAACATCGGTGATATTGTAGATTATGTGCATGAGAGAAAGTAATGGAGGAACCGGCTTGACGATTAAGCTCTGTTTCGCTGCTTTTATCAGGGTACTGAAAGAATGCTCCAGGCCGAAAACAAAGAACAAAGAGCTTTGTGGAGCAGTCCTGAAAACA